CACAGAAAACAATTTACTGTTCAACATGGTGCGTTGACCAAAGTTTACAATTTTATCAAATGGAATGTTGGTATCTATCATAATATTTTTTTCTCCATGTGTGGAAATTGTCCCACAAATACTAATTTTAACCATTCAAAGTTATTGATCATTCTCAAAGCATCTGAATTACCTTGGTTGTCCGTGCCGTACACTCTGCCTGCCAGTGCTCCAGCAATGGCATACTCTCCGCATGGTTTATCATCTCCCACTGTGCACCAAATCAATAATCTTTTTTCAGTTTCTTTGTCCACCTGACGATCGATTACCTTGCTGCTGAGCTTGACACACTCTCTAAAAGCACTTTTCCATGTGTTGAATGGATCTGTATTGAACACAGTGGTGTTGGATACTTCATGCATGGCTCTAAACCTATTAGATATGCTGGTGGTCATGTCTATTCTATTGGGATCCATGTTCATCGTGAGTCTTTTGGGCAATAATTTTACTCCGCCATAACCATACTCCAGTTCATTGATGGGATTTCGGCTTCTCCACACATGCACAGTATTTAATTCATTAGGATCCACTTGGAAATCAAACATAAAATCGTTTTCAATCACTGCATCGCCGTCCACTACCCAGAACATTTTGGTCAAACTCAATGTGGCAGCTCTGATATGTGCTTGTTGAATGCCTTTTATGCCGTGAACTCTTTGAGCCAATGGAAATCTTTGTTTCAACAGAGCATAATTTTGATCTGCATTGGGTTCATTATAACTTATAAAAAATATATCGTACATCATATGGTCTTTCTTAACACTCTAGGCGAATTAATATACACCTTTTTAAAAAATTTACTCTGCTCAGCATTCAAAGGTTCAACAGGCAATTCCATTGATTGTTTTTTAAGTATTTCTTTACCAAGATCTTTTATTCTTTCAAGACATTTTTCTTGATTTTGAGATATCTGTTGACTAAAATCCGACCAAGTCTGATCCAGATATTTAAAATCTCTAGTCAAACTAATATTCCAATCAGTACATATGGTTCTGTAACAACCTTCTCTAGCACCAGCAATGGCCCAAATGCCATTCTTCACATCCATACCCACTGTCATCCATATGATTAATCTATGATAATTTTGCCACCACAGTGTTTTATAGTCTTTTACTCTGCTGTCTTTAGCAATACTCATTTTTACACCTTCACGGAATCCTGCTCTCCATGCTTGTTTGGGAGTACTATTGATGTAACTGGTGGAATAATTTTCATTAAACTGAAATAATTTGTCAAAATAACAAAACTCAATTAAATTTCTGTCTTTGCCTTGATAGTTTTCATGAGTTTTCATCTCATTAACAAATGTTCTGGTCCATAATTTAATACTGCCATTGCCATATTTTAATCCATTTAAATCAATGTGTCCACACCAACTAAAAATATATGAATTATCCATGCCCATGCTGTTCAAATCAATCACTAAATTAATAAATTTTTCATCCAATTGAGTATCACCATCCACAGTAACAAAATATTCTGTGTCAGACAGTGCAGCACAGGCTTTATGAGCTGTGTCTGACCCAAATATACCATGCACTCGTTTGGCCCATGGCATTTTCTTTTTTAAATCAGCATAATTTTTATCAGCATTGGGCTCATCATAACTTAAAAATATGATATCACAATCTTTGATAGCAATTTTATTCATTGATTTCCTCATATTTGTAATCAAATGTTTTACGACAATACAGGTCCACGCTGTGTTTTGGGTCATAACTTACATTTATGATTCCTTGTTCTAGTAATTCTTTCATATCAATAACAAATATATTATCTAATATACTACCATCGTTCTTTTTAGTAGCAAAAAAATAGTGATCTTTAGAAGAATTTTCTGTAAAATAATCTTTCATACTATCTTTAAACTGTTCTGTTACTGAAAACATTAAATTTTTTTCTTTTTTATTCAATCTAATTGAAATACAATTATTATCGTTGACTGCTGTTGTGATTTTATAAATATTTTTATTAATAACAGTATCGTTTGATTGTGTGTTGTTGTAAGAATCTTTTTGTATCACATATTTTTTAATTAACTTGTAAGCATTATCAACAAAAATCACTTTGTAATTGCTCATAACTTCTTTACCAGTAACAAAGTCTATGCCTAATTCCTCATTGATAGCCAACCCATCAGCAATATAACCTCCCTGACAGGATTGAATTTCTCCGGTAAACTTATCAAATTTTAAATATCTAAATTTTTGATTATCCATTGTAGTTTTTTTCCAATTGATTCATTAATTGTTCACTTAAAAATTCAGGTTCCACATAATGCAATATACCTTGCTGTAAAAAGTTACCCAGTTTTATTCTTTTTTCTGAATCATAATATATGTTAATTTTTTCCATCCAGTGATCTGGTGTATGTTCCCACCCTTGACTGTGTGGTTTCATATGTGTGAATCCAATATAAGGTACTTTGCTGGTAATTTTCTCAGTTATGCCTAATAATTTACTTGCTATGGCCACACTCACATCCATACTGCACCAAGTTTGTGTGTTGTTGGGTGTGTATTTTTCATAGAATAATTTGTAATTCAAAACTATTTGTTTTAATAATCCTAAAAAATCTCCATTGTTTCGACATTTTTTATAGTAATGCATGCCACAATATAAATTAGGCAATTGATTATTTTTAAAAGTTTTACGATAATAAGTGGAATTAGCAATTTCATTTCTGTATGTTCTTACTTGTGTGGTAAAAAATAGATCAAAATTTTTTAAAAAATCCCACCAATGACTGATATCACTGCATATCAGCATGTCAGCATCCAATATGATTGAATGTTCATATGGTGTGGCTTGATAAATTTTATATCTATTTTCTATTTTCCATTCAGAATTTACTGCATCATCATCTCCTGGTATATCCACGATATGATCAAATAATTTTTTCATATAAGCAGGCACATTCACATTGGTAATTAAACACACTTGGCTGAGAGGCATGTGTGTTTTTATACTCAAAGCCAATGCGTATGCTTGACGCACATAATCCACTTGATTATTTTTTTGTGCAAATATACAATATCCTTTAGATTCTAACACGATTTAATCCTTTGTCTATAATTTTATCCAGTGCAAATTTATTCATGATGTGTATATTGATACCTTTAACACTCATAGGCATGTACTGATTGTTATCAATAGCTAGAGAAAAATTCCAAACTTCTTTATTAAAAGAATTTACTAGATCTCTATCAGTAATATGATACAAACTGTCTGGCAATGAATAAGGCCATACTCCTTGTTGAAATCCATTTATCATATGTATGGCTATGCTGTAAGCAAAATCGTTTCTAAATGACGTGTCCACTATTTGATAACTGAATCTATAAAATTGCCAATCATCTTTGATATGCTGTATTAGTTCAAATAGTTTTTTAACTCTCGTGGTCTTTTTAAAATAAAACACAGTGGCCCAATACATATCAACACCTGTATCACTGATAGCTTTTAATTTAGATTCTGATTTACTGGAATAATTGATATAAATGGATTTTTTGTGTATAAGAAAATCTTCGTTGGATTTGAAACATTTAGACAAATTATTATTACAAACAATATAATCTGAATCCATCACAAGCGTTTCATCATAAGGGCTTAACTCATAAGCAGTGGAACGCAAATGGTTTTTCCATTGATCTGTGACATGCTTGTTTTGCCCATCATAAAAAGTTTTTTGTTGAGCAGTGCTGTAATCAGGCACAGAGATAATTTTATCAAAAATTATTGCTTGTTTTTTATAATTTTTTTCAAGATGTTCCTGATTGGAAGTGATCAGTGTTACTGGAAGTTTTAAATGTTTTCTAATTTGTTGAGTGCAGAATATGGCCTGCTTGACATAGTCAATGCTGCTATTGTTATGAGCATAAATTATTATACCTTTTTTCATGCATTGTCCTTGACTTCACCTTTGGTTTTTAACAATTCATTGTATTCAGTATAATATGAATTCAAATTGCTTTGATACAAATCTATAATGTTATCTTTAAAATCTACAAGATTTTTAATCAATACAGGATTTTGATAATCATCCAATAGTATCACATCTTGAGTTCTTTCAGCAGCAATCAAAATATCACAATGTGATATCAGTGCAGATGTTATTGTGAACTGATGTCCTTCTACAAAAGCAATATTGCTGTCCAAAAATTTATTCTTCAATATTTTTAATTGATTGTTAAAACTGGACATTGCATCAGTAACTATTAATAATTCAGCAACAACGTTAAGATTTTTAATCATAAATTTTATAATAATCCTTACTAGAATTATATGTTATTTCTAGCTAAAAGTCAACAAATATGGATTATGATTGTATTTAGATATGAACAGTTAGGTGGTATTAGGAATTGGTAAAATTAAGCAGTAGTAATGTTGCTGCCCATGCTACCAAAAGCGGGAGCCACAATGGTCAATCCATCAGTCAATGCACTGTCTGGTCTTTTGTTCGAAACAGTTATGGTCAAACTGCCATCCACATCTTCGTCCACGTTTCCTGCTGCGTCATCACGCAGGTCAATGGTGAATTGAATGGCCATTGCACTAATGTCTGTGAATTTTGCACTCACTGTGAAATAGTTGGCAGCATAAGGTGCTAGTGGATTGCTGGATGTGTAGATCGTTTGATCTGCTGTGGTTAAATTTAAAGCGTTGATGGAATTTAATGTGCCTGATGCACCTGTTTTGGTTGAAGAATTACTGAATGACAATGTGCCCATGCCTGAAAATAAAGCATTCCATTCAGTTACTTTGCTGGCAGCACTGCCTGAAATATTCATTGAGATTTGCACAGCACTGCCTGTGTTGAAATAATATCTTTTAGCATTAACGCTGGCAAATGTCACTGTGAATGTTCCTGTACGCAATCCATTCCATACGGGCGTTCTTGTGTAGGTAGAACTGGTGGAATTGATAGCAAATCTTCCTGCGTTTGAAGTGTTTCTGTTTGTGGTGATTGTGTCTGCAAGAGTTTCAAATTGGACATATCCTGTGCCTGCTCCACTGTTGTTATCATCCACAGTCACAGTGTTGTCTACTGTTCCTAAAGTGGGATAAGATCCTGTTTGATGTATGTGGGCTTTTCTAATATCCAAACGCAAATCATTCAAATGATTGTCTTCAATCAATTGTGATACTGCCACGTTAGAACTAACAACTGTTTGTCCATAACCACTGTCTCCAGTGCCTTGACCCAGTACTGTGGCCACTTTGTTTTGAATTAAGTTGTAACGTTCTGCTGTTATTTGAGCACCTACTGTCATAATTTATTTCCTGTTAAAAGTATTTAGTTGGGTTAAAGTGTCCCTGAATGATTTTAGATTATTGGTCATTTTGGATTACTTGATAAAGCACTCAACAGTTGAAACTGTGATTCTTGAATCTGCTTCCAAAGCCACAGCAAAGTAGTCTGATCCTGTAACAACAACTCCAACTCCCGGAGTAGAACCAGTACCAATTTTGTCGCCTTTGGTCACAGCACCTTGAACTTTAACAGGTACTCTACCTTTGATTGCCACAGACGTTCCACCTGCTAAATCAGCATTCATTAGGAATGCAGGAGCACCGCTCACCACACCTGCCACAATAGAACCTTCAGTGGCTGCTGTAACTTCTGCTGTGCCACCAATGGCCAACACTGTGCCAATTTCGTATGTGGCATCTGCCATGTATTTTTCTGCCAAGTCAGCGTATCTTGCTTGAGAAGCTACACCTTGGAAAATGTTTGCTGTGATATTTCCACTGCCATCTCGCAATGCCACTGAGTTATTCACTGTGGTAATTGCTCCAGCATAATCAGTTGAGCTGAATCTTATGTTGGTGGCTTTTTCTGCTATGCCATAAATGTTATCCGCATAAATGTTGGCAAATCTATTAGCATTGGTTCCAATGTCATAAGTGCTGTCTATTCTAGGCTCAATGCCTGTGGCAGTTATGCTCACTGAGTGAGTATTGCTGGCTCCCATTTTAATAACAGAACCAACTTCGTTGATAATTTTTGCTTCATTATCATTTACGATATTAATTCTTAAATCGTTGCCTGTGCCTACTGTGAATCCATTGTCATCAAAATTACTATTGCCTCCCACTTGAACAAAAGCAGATGCTTCTAATCCACCCAATCTATCTGCATTGGCTGCTGTGCCCCAAAATTTATCCAAAGTGCCATTAGAAAATGCCGTTTGTGCTCCTGTGGTAGAATCTGCACCACGCAGTGTAAGACCTTGTTTTACAGTGGTAAATCCTGTGGGTCTATCTGCTGAAAGAATTGTAAATGCTGTGTCGCTTACGATGAAAATTGTTTTGTCATTAACTTTTGCTTCAATAATTAATTGATTAGCACTGAAACTGTCTCTGATTGTTCTGCTGACAATTTGAGTTACAGTATCGCCTACTCCTTGAGGACCAACCAACACATAACTTGTGCCGTTGTAAGCATATAATTGATCATTGGCAGTGTCCCACCAAAAGTCACCCACTGTTAATCCTGCTGGTTCTGCTGTGCCTACTTCTGCACCACCAGTGGTTCTAAATTTTGTTCCGTCGTAAAATTTTAATTTGTTAGTGGCTGAATCAAACCATATTTGACCACTTAAAGGTCTTGTGGGAGCG